CCGGCGGCAGCATCCCGCGACCGGCTGCTGACGTCCCGATGACCGATGCGCAGTATCAGTCGGCGCAGCCGAACACGCGCGACATCCAGCGCGCCTATCCCGGCTACCAGCCGCCGACGCAGGTCGGCGTCGAGGGCGGCGCGGCGGGCGAGCGCGTGCCGTTGCCCTATGCGCGCGGTCAGAGTGCGAGCGGCACTGCGGCTCTCACACCAGCCGGAGCGCCGCCGCAAAAGACGGTCGGCGAAGCGCCCGGTCGCGATCTCTTCCGAGCCGTGAAGCAGGCCTTCGCACCACAGCAGCAACGCGGCGGCGCACTCGGCGATGCGATGATCGCTGCGATGGGTCCACGCGGCGCGAATGCGTCGACGTTCGCCGACCCAACCACCGGCCAGACCTATCTGCAGGGCGGCTCGGGTGAAGAGGCGATGAATCCCTACCGCGCGATTGGCGGGCGAGAGTCTTTTACGGCCCGCCCGGCACCGGCTCCGCGCGCAACTGGACCGCAGTCACCTCCCGACCAGCGGCCAGCAGCATTACCCCCAGCGAGGCCGGTGCCACCATCGCTCCCAGACACGGCGGGCGTCACCACCGATGAGATGCAGCGCCGACCACTAATGCCGTTCGACCCGCGAATGTTCGACGCGACACCGACTGCTGCGGTCAAGCCGCCGAATCTTTCCGGTCTCACGCCCGGCGGCGTGCCGATGGCCGAGGACCCGGTCGGCATGTTCGACGTGAAACAGGCAGAGCCGAATCTGCTCCAGCGCGCTGCCAATTATTTTGATCGCAACCCGCCGATGTGGGCCGCGCCCGAAGCCGCTGGCTTGCTGGCTGCGCCAACGCCGGAGCCGACTCCACAGCGGCGGGCTTCGGTAAATCCCGAACCAGCGCCCATCTCATGGCCCACTACCACCGCACCACCGATGTCGCCGTCCTTTGTTCCGACCACGACCGGCCAGCAGATGGGCGGACTGTCACCCTTCGGCACCAGCGCGCCGCAAACCGGCTTCGCCAGTACGTCGCTACTTCCGTTCGATCAGTGGCCACCCATAGGCTGGGGCTGGGCAGGGCCATCGTTCGACTTCGGCGCATGGGGATGACAGCAACAGAGGACGACGCAGATGCAACGACGACTCTTCGCGGTCGTTGCGGCCATGCTCGTTTGCGTGTTCGCGACATCAGCCATCGCGCGCTACCGCGCGCAGCCTGACGCCAACGGAAATCTCGCTGGCGTTGTCACCTCGAAAAAGACCGGCGCAACGGCGCGCGTCGGAGTTCAGTACGCCGCAAAATTCCAAGCCTACATCGACGACATCGAGGCGCACGGTGGCACCGTTCGTTTCATGGGCGGCATCCGTCGCGGCAAGTGCTGGTCGGGCGGCATGCATCCCTGCGGTCGCGCGCTCGACGTCTGCCAGACTGGACGCGGTCGCGTCGATGCGCGCTGCAATCTGCCGGGCAGGCAGGCGCTGGCGCAGATCGCAGCAGCGCACGGTCTGTTCGAAGGCGGGCAGTGGTGCCACTCCGACTACGGTCACGCGCAGGCCGGTGAAAGTGCAGCGGCTTGCGGGCGGCGGCATCAGGACGCACCGACCACGCTGGTCGCACGGCGTTCGACGACAGTCGTGAGCGCGAAGCGCAGATCGCACCGAGCGGCGGCGGTGGCGTTCACGCCGCCTGATCGGCTGACGCAGTTCTACTGACAAAGAAAAACCCCCGACCGTGACAGGCCGGGGGTCCAAGATGGCGGCAGCAGCCTACTTGCGTAAGTCTGCCGCTACCTTTTTGCGCTTGGGGCGGACAGCCTCAAGTGCCTCTCTGCCGGTCAACGGCATCTTGTGCTTGTCGGCCTCGACGCTGTCGGCGCGCTTGGCCTTCAGCTTCTCGACCAGTTGCGGCTCGTCCTTCCGCTGCAGGAACGTCGGGATGTCGAGGCCGCTCTCCGTTACGACCTTTACCGCCTCTGCGACGACATCGAGGTCATTGGGTGGTGCGGTCACCGTCATCACCGGCTCGCGTGCTGACTTGGGCCTGCCGACCCCGACCTGCTGCTGTAGCTGCAGCCTGCGGCGCTGGCGATCTAGCTTCTGGAGCGTGTTGCTGGCCCGAGTTAATCGTGTGTGCCAGCGGCGCATGCGGGCTTCCACGTCGGCCAGTTTCGCGGTAGTGTCCTTCTTCATTTCAGACTCCTTGTCAGGTTGTTGGCCCCGGTCGTTCCCCGACCGGGGCCGTTCGTTTTACTTGTTGCGCCGGATGCGCGGGACGAGCATGTCGTCCGCTTCCACCTCCGACAGCCCCAACCTGATCAGTTGGTCGAGGGCATCGTCGTAACCGAGATCGAGGTTCTTATATTTGGCCGCGATCTCAACGGCGGCATCCAGCTTCGTGCGATCTATATGCATGGGCATTCTCCTTGTCAGATTCAGTTGTCAAACATCTCGGGCAGCGCGCCCGCTCAGTCGGTGATCTCCGACTGACAAAAACGAGCATAGCATACTCAGGGCCGTTGGCCCAGCGGGCCATTGGCCCGACCTCTACAACCTGAGAATTTTTATTGGACTTCTCGCACGTCGACGCGCGGACTCTTAGGAGTCCGTATGCGACGAAGTGTCTAGATGGCGATTTTGGTTGTGTCGACGCACGCTCGAAATTCTTCAACGATCTCGGACGAGATCGCGCACTAACCCCTTGATGAAAATTTTTTCGGCGGTGGAAAAATCGGACACGCCGAAGTTGAGATCAGTAGCTGACGGTGTCGTCGCCGTCGTATCCTGCACGGCGCGAGCAACTGCGCTCCAGCATGCCAGCGAGACGCGAGTGATCATCATTGATGCGCGCAAGCATTTCTTCGCGGCGGTCGTGCTGACCGGCCATGTTGTGACGCGCTGCGCGCCGATCCTGAAGTACATGCTGCACTGGGAGCGCCAGCGTGTTCTCGACTACGCGCGGTGCAGGGGCTGGCGTGTGATCGAGATTGACTGAGCGCTGCTTCCCTACGAGGCGAATCAACTCGGCCCGGTCGGCATCGCGGATGAACATGCCGCGCTGCGCCAGCGAGGCCTCGATGCGCGCCCACAGTTCCGCTGCGGCCGATTTTTTCATTTTGCTCCCGCTGCTTCGCGCAGCCGTTTGATCTCGGCGTGCTGCTCCTGCATCTCCTGCCGCATCAGTAGGAAGGTGGAAAGCTGCGCCGCATCGCGCGCAAGGATAGCGAGATCGCGCGCATGCCCGACGCAATTGGTCAGATCATCGCAGTGCAATTTCTTCAGCTTCTCGGTCGCGCTCTGCAGCGTGTCAATCATCACGCTTGCTTGGTCGTTGAGGCTTTTCAGTTCAGCATCAGTCAGATTCTTTGGCATGTGTGGCTCCGAAAAAGAAAACGCCGCCCGAAGGCGGCGCTCAGTATAAGGCAAGAGTGCTGACTGTGTCAGGCTTTGTCCTCTGCAGTTCGTCGTTGATGGTACTCAGCGACCCAGTAAGCAGCGATGAATGCCACCACTATCAGCACCACGACCTTGATCGTGATCGACACATCGTTGAACCACCAGTCTCGAATATCTGGGGCAATTGCCACGAGCGCCACCACAAGCGCCAGCAGCAGGCCACCGCCGATCATGCCAATGATCCATCCCCAAAAAGCATTCGCGCCTCCGAGAAGGACCACCAGAATCGCGCACAGCAAAAAAGTTTCCATTTTTAATTCTTTCCCAGTGTTTTGATTGCAGATGCGCCGGAGCGCTTGATGGCGACGAGGTAGCGCAGGAACTGGATGGCCGGTCCCGGCACATCGCGCTCCTTGCCGACCCAGCGGCGGATGGTGCGGTCGTCGACGCCGAGAAGTTCTGCGGCCTCGATCTGGTTGACGCCGAGCGTGGCAAGCGCCTTCTCGAACTCGGACGACGACATATTGGGGACTGGACTCATGACACCTCCTCCTCTTCATCTGGAAACTCAAATTGGTCCGCGTGCGCGGACGAGCAGAACCAGCGACCGCCAACATGCGCGACCGAGCCGGTCGCGACGACCTCGTCGCGCCTGAACAGCACTGCGTTGCAGACGGGGCAGCGGACGTCGCCGCTGAGCCGACTGAGCGCATTGCGGAAGAACCACTCCAACATCGTGGGCATCAGGCGAGCCTTTCCTGTACGCGAATGACGGTCTTGGCAGACCACGGTTTGCCCTTCGGCGTGGCGATGCCGCGCGCGTTGAGCGCGACGGCAATGGCGCAGGCCGAGCGGCCCGAGAGTTCATCGAGCAGCGGACGCAACGCCTGCGCACGCAGCGTGGCGGCGATGCGGTTGTCCTCTGCCTGCCGCCTGTTGCCCAGCACGACGCCGCGCGCCTTGGCAGCGGCGAGCGCGGCCTTGGTGCGCTCGGAGATCAGGCGGCGCTCCTCCTGCGCGAACGACAGAAGGATGTGCAGCATCAGCGGCGGCGCGTTGGGGTGATCACAGGCGACGAACAGCACGCCCTTGTTCATCAGGCTCGCACCGAACTCAACGTCGCGCGTCAGGCGGTCCAGCTTGGCGACACAGATGTGTGCCTTCGCTTTCTTCCCGGCCTTGAGCGCGGCGGCAAGCTGCGGACGCTGGTCGAGCGCGTCGGCACCTTTGCCCGTTTCGATCTCGGTGAACTCGGCGACGATGACGCTGCCGGTATTGCGCGCGTAGGCCTCGACCGTCGCGCGTTGCGCCTCCAGCCCGAGGCCTGAGCGGCCCTGCTTCTGGGTAGAGACGCGGTAGTAAGCAATCAGGTTCATTGTGTCCTCCAGCGTGGGGTCGGATTGCGCTCCCAAGACCATTGCGCGATTGGCCCGAGTTGTTCCCATGTCCGGCGTGGCGAGCCATCGTCGTAAGTGGGGCGCGCCTTCAGTTCTGCCTCGTAGGCAATTTGGCCGTTCGTCATTTTTGGCTCCTCTTTCATGCGGTATTTATAGGGCCATTGGCCCGAGGGGTCAAGTGGGGGGTGTATTGACAGACCGGGCCATTGGCCCTATGGTCCAACCATCAGAAACAGGAGCCACCAATGAAAAATATCTGCCTGAACGAGCGCGGCGCGGAAGTGATCCTCACCAAGGACCAACTCGACGCCATTGTGACTGTCGACCTGAACATCAAGAAGCTGGAATCGATCCTCGCGTCGACCGACTACATCCACGCATGGCCGAAGCTGGGTCTGGGCATCAAGCATGCCAACGGCAAGTCGTCGGTGGTGCCGCTCTGGTTTGCCACCGCGATTGAGAGCGAGCCGGGGCTGCGCAATTGCCGGGGCTTCCTCAACGGCAACAACGAACACACCGAGATCGTCGTGCGCGGCGAGGTGGCCAAGGATGAGATCGAGCGCACCCGCAAGCTGCGCGAGGACCTGATCGCGACCTTCGACAAAATGAACAACGCAGGCTGAGAGACCGAAACGGCGCGCGATGCGCGCCGTAGTGCCGTGAGGCGGCACCTGACGAGGTCAGTCACTAAGGAAAGCGGAGTACATTTGATGGCAAGACGATCATATACCGAGCGGCAGGAGGACATCGCGAATCCGCGATACGATGTCGGCTCGGCGCAACTGACAAAATTCCGCGCGGTGGCAAACGCTGCTGGCGGCGTGATGGCGCTGGAGCGGTTCTACCGCGTCCAGTACGCCGAGGCGGTCGAGCAGGCGGTGCTGGCATCCCAGCGCGCATCGCTCGCACCGAAGCGCGCGGCGGTGTTTCAGGCGATGTGCGCCAGCGGCACCTTCCACAACGATGGCGAGGCCATCGGCAAGGCGGTGGTCGCTCGGCATCGCGCGGCGCTGTCGTCCTACCCGGCGCAGGTGCGGCGTGCGCGCAGGCCGAACGAGTGGCAGGCGATGTACGACGAGGCGATGGCCGAGAAGCGCGCCCGTGAGGCCAAGGCGAGGAGGGCTGCGTGATGGAGAACAGGATCAAGGCGCTGGGCTGGGTCTACGACCTGTGGCTGTTTGGCGGGTGGACCCATGACGAGGTGCGCGACGATGATGGTGACCGGCGCGTGTTCGCCACTGTCGACGATGTCGTGCGCTACCTCGATCTGCCGGAGCCGACTGACGTTCGCGTCATCGACAGCGGTTCGCTGGTCGGGCTACACATCCTGACCGACGAGGCCGAGGCGTGGATTGCCGATAACGTCGCCAGCGAGGGCTGGCAGTGGATGGGCAACATTCTCTGGGTCGACCATCGCATGGCCGGGCCAGTGATCGAGGGCATGCAGGCCGGAGGGTTGATCTGTGGCGCGTAAGGTTGGCGACTGGATGAACTTGCAGACCGGCGACACCGTCGTCGATCTCGACGACGAGCGCCACGAGGGCCGGGTCGACAGCGTCCGCTCCGGCTACTGGGTCACGGTGATCTGGACCGAGACCGGCTGGTGCAGCGAGGTGCCGCTGCGCAGGCTCAGGCGGCTCAACCCCCGAAACATCCTGCACCGCGCATGAAAGAAAACCCCGGCCTCCACCCGCCGGGGTTTTTGTTTGTTCACATTATCCTCTGGACTGGACACAAACTGGACACCGGATTGACGCACTGCAAGAAGTCCTTTATTTCTGGGCGCGCCCTACGGGATTCGAACCCGTGTTACCGCCGTGAAAGACTCAAGTGACATGATTGTGAACTCCACCGCGATCTCCTGCAACTCCACAGAAGCAACTGTGGCACAGGCACATCTTGCACATTGGCTCCACAGCGCTACACCCGAGTCACGGGGCACTTTTCACACACGAACGGGACACAACTGGACACCGACTGGAGCCACACATGCCGCGTAAAATCCGCTCATCCGAAATCGAAACGCGTACCCAGCGCCTCAAGCTGGAGCCGCGCCGCAAGCCGTACTTTGTCCGCATCGCGCAGGGCCTGTCGCTCGGCTATCGCAAGCCGAGGGGCCAGACCGATGGCACATGGGTCATGCGCCTCGCCGATGGCAAGCAGGGCAGCAACATCAAAGCGGTTGGATTTGCCGACGACTACCGGGACGCAGACAACGACGTCGTGCTGACCTACGACCAAGCAACCGCCCGCGTGCGCAAGCGCGCTTCCGGCGAGGGCGAGGGTGGTGGCGGCGGGGGTGGTGGTCGCAACAAGGTCACGGTCGGCGGCGCACTCGACGCATACTCCGACGATCTCAAGCAGCGCGGGGGCAAGCGCGATAATTCCCAGCGCGCGCGCAAAGACATGACCCCGAAGCTGCTCGCGACCTTGATTCAGGACGTGAAGAAAACCGACTGGCGCAAATGGCGCGACAGTCTGGCCGCGCGCAAGCACATGCTGAAGGGGCAGAAGGAGCCTGCAAAGGATGCCAAGCTGCTCACGCCAGCGACCGTCAACCGCATCACCACCTGCGTGAAGGCCGCGCTCAATCGCATCGCCGACCTTTCCGACGAAGGCCTCAACCGTCATGCGTGGGAGGTCGGCCTCGCCACCCTTGAGGGCGGCAACAACGCGCGCAACGTGATCATCGAAAAGGACAGCGATGTCACCGCGCTGATCAATGCCTCCTACGAGGAGGGCGAGGACATCGGGCTGCTGGCCCATGTTTGTGCCGAGACCGGCGCACGCACGCACAGCCAGTTGGCTGGCAAGCTGCTCGTGGCCAATCTGGTTGGCGGCGACAACAAGCCGATGCTGATGGTGCCGGTGTCGAAGAAGGGCAAGGGCACGAAGAAGCGCACGCACATCCCGACGCCGATCTCGACCGGCCTCTACCGGCGGCTGAAGAAGGCAGCAGGCCAGCGCAAGCCAAGCGAACTGTTGCTGCTCAAGGCTGACGGTACGGCATGGGGCGAGAAGGACCACTACCGGCCCTTCAAGGAGGCGGTGAAGCGCGCCAAGCTGGGCGGGCGTGGCATCACCATGTATGCCTTCCGGCACACCTCGATTGTGCGGCAGTTGCTGGCCAACATCCCGGTGCGCGTCGTTGCAGTCAATCACGATACCAGCGTGCAGATGATCGAGCGTAACTATTCCGTCCACATCGGCGACCACACCGATGAGATCACACGCAATGCGCTACCGACGCTGAAGATCGCCGCCTGATGGTTCTGGTGGCGGCGGTCCTTCTCTGGATCGCCGCCAGTCAGCCGCCGCCTCCTGCGAGATCAGCCGTCTCGTGCCGACCTCCATCACACGCGGGCCTGTGCCCGCGTTTTGCATTTTGTAGTACAGCGCCTCCGAGATGCGATGTGCCTTGCAAAACTCCGCGATGCTGAATGCGCCGCCAGTGGGATCAGTCATGACGACACCTCGCTGGGTCGCCCGGCGGGGGTCGGTGTTTGTTGACCGCCCCCACCGGACCCCTCGACGGTCGCCAGTGGGTCGGACGCCGTCAGAGCCTCGCAATAGAACAGATCGTCAGGTCCGACCGGCACAGGATTGAGCCGCGCCTTCGCTACCTGCCGGGCCATGTAGTCGCTGATGATGCGCGTGCGGTCGATGACCAGCAAGTCGTCGATATTGAGGTCGCGGTACTGGGCGTAGGCCTCAAGGTCCGCGCGCGACAGGCCCACGCCCTGCGCGACGTTCTTCAGCGCGCGCGTCAGCCCGACCGCATGGTTGCGCCCGCCGCAGATGCAGGAGCAGGGGAAGTGTTCATTCTTGTCGTGCAGTTCGCTCGGGTTCTTGCCGTCGTAGCAGTTGGCGTTGCAGGAACCGAGGAAGCGCGTCGACGAGTACACCGACAGCAGCACGCTCATGACTGGGCCTCCGGTTCCGGTGGCGGTGGCTCGGTCTGCTCGGTGCGATAGGCCGCGCACAGTTCAGTGTGCAGCCGCGACACCTCGCGCTTGCTGGCGTCATCGCGGTTGCGCGCGACCTGCATCAGCGCCTGCGCAAGGCTGCGCCCGATGAGCGCGATCTCGGTGTCACTCATGCTCGCCTCCCTAATGTGGGCCGCTTGGCTGCTCCGGCTTTTCCTCGTTCAGCGATTCGTACAGGCGGCGGATGCGCTTGTGGACCTGACGCCCGTCGCCGGTCAGTTCGATCTCGTGTTCGATGATCGCCAGCACCGCCTGCAGCACATGGTTGCGCACGTTCACGATGCAGGTGCCGATGGCCTGATCGAGATCGTCCTCGCGTGTTGTTGTTGTCATGCCGCCTCCTTGGCTTCTTCTGCTTCGCTGCGTTCGTGGTAGGCGAGGGCAGGCGGCGCGCCGGTCGCCGCGTGCTTCCAGTCCCAGATGAACCATGCGTGGTTGAACGAGGGCGAGCCGGTCGAGCCTGCAATCCAGCGGATGCGGGACGTCAGCACCAGCTTCTTGGCGAACGCCCGGCAGCGCCCGAACAGATGCTGCCTTGAGCGCGCGCTGTCGTAGTCGATGCGCAGCAGCATGGCCACGCGCCCGTTGTGCGGCTTGGTCAGCTTGAGCGCGTGCGTAATGAACTCCTGCGCGTGGCTGTAAGGCGGGTTGGTGATGACCGCGTCGTGATGGCAATGCGCGACCGACAGGAAGTCGATGCCCTTGGCCTTGTCGGTGGCGCGCACGCGCACGCCGGGCCAGCCTGCCAGTGCCTTCGCCATCGAGCCTTTGCCGCAGGCTGGCTCCCAGATGTACTGCACGCCCTTCATGTGCGAGGTCAGCGCCGCCGTCACCCACGCGGGCGTCTCGTAGAGATCGTCGGGCAGTCGTGCGTATCCGCTGTCTCTCTGGCTCATTGCGGGACCTCCGGCGCTGGCAGGATGTTCTGCTCGCGCAGATGTTCGAGAACCGTGCGCCCGCTGTTGGTCAGCATGTACGGCATGAACACATGATCGAACTGCAGGATGCCGCATTCGATGGCGGTGATCTGGCCCTTGATCCAGTCGCGCAGGATCGAGTTCACCGCCCGGTGGCCCTGCTGCAATGCTTCTTGCTCGTAGACCTGCTTCGATCTCTGCCGCCGCGCATTCCACGGATTGCTCTTGAGATACATCGACGCCCAGCCCGAAGCTGACGCGCGCAACTGCACGGCGCGACCGCGATGCTTGAAGGCGAGCAGCACCTCGTGCTTCTCAAAGTCGTCCATGAAGCCGACGTTCTCGCAGCCGAACCGGCGCAGGATTTTCGTGGTCTCGTCCCTCGCGTTCTGGCCACCGACCGCGTCGGCGTATGGTGCGCTGCCTCTCATCGCAACCACAAACATTCGAAGTTGTCGTTCTGGTAGAACTCATCGCGCTTGCTGGCGAGGATCACGCCGTCCGACTTGCGCTTGCCGATGGACCATATCCACTCTTCGGTCTTGGCATCGCAGTAGTCCTTGCCCTCGACGAACTTGGTCAGGATGTATGCGCCGCCGTAGCGCGCGCATTCGCTGACATCGATGGCGCGGCCCGCGATCAGCTTGCGCGCCATCGCGCGGTTGGCCATGTCGGGGTACTGCGCAAATTTCTTCGGGCGCGACGGCATCAGAACGCCTCCACCCTGCCGAGGTCAGGCGGCAACAATCGCATGGCGTAATCGCGCATCGCGTACAGTTCAGTGACCGACTCAGCGCCATCGAGTTGCGCCATGCGCTCAAGAAACGGGAAGCCGGTGCGGATTGATTCCTCGACCTCCGCGCGCGTGGCCTTGCGGCCTTCGGCGTACCAGTCGACGCGCACCGGGTCACCGAGACGAAACAGGATGCCTTGGCCACCCTGCTCTGGCCTGAACGGCTTGGCGTAGGTCGTCTCATACAGGCAGGCGACACCGGGATTGCGGTCGATGTGAAAGCCCGCCGGGTCCTTGCCTTCCTCTGGCAAATCCTTCTCGTTGCGCCGCATGCGCGGCTTCGACAGGAATGGGCAGGCGCGCACCGACCACTCGGCGCAATCGCGATGGCAGGCAGGCTCGGATGTCACCTTGTTGATGACGCACATCGGGCCGATGACGAACACGCGGAATTTTCCCATCGGCTCGCCGCACACCCAGCAGCGCTTCTGGCCGATGGCCTTGCTCAGCTTGCGCATGTCGGCCACGCGGAAGTCTGGCGTGCCGTAGCCGTACTCGCACGGCGCGCCCTGTGCATCGAAGAACTGCACGAACCATGGCACCGGGAATCCGCGCGCGTCGTGGGTTAGGCGCTGGATGCGCAGCGGCATGTTGTCGGGCAGGGTCACCATCAGTGCAGGTCCCTCTTGTGGTCGCGTTTGTATTCATCGAAGCCTTCGTCGATCATCTCGGCGATGCGGATGTAGGTGGCATCGAGATAGCGCAGCGCCACCTGCTTGTTGTCGAACATCTGCATGATGCCGAGCCGCAGCATCTCGGCGGCGACGTCAGTCATGTCCGCCACCAGAACCGGGCTGACCGCGTCCTCGATCTTTGAGAACAGCGCCAGCAGCCGTTCGCGTCTGGTCGAAGAGGTTTCCGGTCTCGGTGAAGGGTGCGATTTTTTCTCGGTAATCATTTGCTATCGACTCCATCATCCTGATCTCGTAGTCGGCCTCGCGCTGCGACATCTTTCCGGCCTTCACGCTCGGCGGGTACACCAGCCTGCGAAACGCCAACTCGCGCTCGACGCAGCGCAGCTTGTCAGTGTCGCTCATGCGCGGCCCAGCAGACGCTGGCCCCACTGCGCGGCGTTGGCCGGGGTCCTGCGGCTGGCCTGCTGACAGAGCGCCGCCACCTTGGCGTGGAAGGCGATGGCCATCTCGCGGTCCTCGAACGTGGCGTTGAGATGCACTTGCGTGTGCTTGAGGTCGTCGCCGTCGCTGGTCAGGGCAAGGTTGATCTTGTTCATTGCGTCACTCCATCGCTGATCAGTTCGTTGACGCGCGCCTGCTGCTCGCCGGGCAGGCTGGGCATGACATGGTTTCTGATGTACAGGCGCGCGTCGTCCCAGAATGCTTCCAGTTCTTTCTGCGTCATCGAGGCCCGGCTCATCGAGGGCAGCGCCCACACGCGCTTGCCGTCGCGCAGCTTGAGGTTCTCGGCGCGCCCGCTCTCGATCAGGATTTCGGCGCGCAACTGCTTCATGGTGATGCCGAGCAGCTTGGCGACCTCGTCGAGCGTGACGTGAATCTTGCTGTTGAACTTGACGCTGCGCTCGTTCAGCACCTCGATGTCGATGGCATCGCCGACCTTGTACTTGCTGCCGAGGTCCTTGCGCGTCTCTTCGTTGGCGGGCACCAGCGCGCCCTTGATGAACGACAGCCTCATGGCGGCGGCTCGCTCGGCTGCAGTTCGCGCACGCGCTTGTGGTACTGGCGCATGATGAACTGGTGGTGCGGCTCGTTCTCCCGGCGCATCATGTCGAGGACGCTGGTGTTGGCATCGAGCCACTTCTCGACGAGATCGAGGTTGTCGCAGGCGCGGATGATCTGCAGAAAGATGCGCGACCAATCCTCCCACTTCATCTCACCGAGCATCAGCGTGTGCGGCCTGCCGACCTTGATGTCGCTCGGCAACGGCTGCTCCTTCGGCGGCTGCTGGATAGGCGTGCGGGCGCTGGTCGAGCGGGGCGGGGCATCGCCGCCGCCATCCTCGCTCTTGAGATGAAACTGCGCGGTGTAGAACTGCTTGCGCGCAGCGGTCAGTGTCTTGGCGATGCAGGCTGGGTCGAAGTTGCCCTTGCTGTCGCGGGCGCGCGCCATGCCGGTGAATTTGAGCGGCCCGATGCGCTGGCCTTCGAGGCTGATGTAGAAGGCGTAGTCGACGTAGACCATGCCGCCGATCTCGTTGCGCCCGATGGCGGTCTCGTACACCGCGAGACCGTGCTTGCCGATCAGCGGAGCGACGATCTCGGTGTAGTCCTCGATGCGCGAATACTTGTACTTGTGGAAGTCGTTGTAGCCGCGCTTGTCGACCGGCGCGGCCTCGCTGGTGATGGCGGCAATGACCTTGTCGATCTTGTCAGTCGGGCCGGAGAACGGTGACGGCAACTGCTCTGCAGGCTCATGCCTCTCGGCGACGGCCTGCTGCGGCACCGTCATGACTTCGCCGGTCTCTGGATCGTGGTCGCTCATGCTGATTCTCTGATGCTGAGATGCCCGCGCTTGTCGCGCAGGATGAGGATGGAGTTAAAGCGCAGGCGACCGACGTCGTTCGGCACCAAGGATTTGGCCGACACAGCCGCCTGCGCGTGCTGGTCCGAGAACGGTTTTGTTGCGGACCAGATTTCCAGATGGTCGAGCATCTCCTGCTTGTAGTTGGTGTCCTCGTGGACGAGGTCGACGCTGCGCCACTGCTCCGGCGGCGCGATTGGCTCGACCGGATGCGGCAGGATCATGGTGTCGACACAGATTTTCATGGCGGCGAGGCGTTCGAAGCAGATGTCGTGGAAGCGCCGGTCCTGCGGCACCTCGTACTCGACCGGCTTGTGGCCCATCACCGAGATCATCAGGAACGCGCGCCTGACGCCGAGGATGGTGCGCTGCGCTTCGGCCTGCGGCGCGTACCACTTGCTGGCGTACTCGAATGACCATGCGTTCTTGAACTCGACGGTGGCCTCGCGTACCGGGTCGAAACCATCGAGCGTGCAGGTCAGGAAGTCGAACGGCGGTGCGTGACGCACAACCTCGCCGACGCGGGTGAGCGCGTAGCCGAGATCATGCTCGCAGAACCGGCGCGCCAGCGGCTCGTCATGCGCGCCGCGCTGCACGTCCCAATTCCATGTGAAATCCTCCGGCGGTTCGAGGCCCTGCTTGATACGGCACATCGTGTTGCGCTGATGCTGGTTGCCGTTGACGACGACCGGCATGTCGGAGGCACCGAACTCGCCGCGCTGTGCCAGTTGCTCTGGGCTGAGTGTCATCACATCACCGGCTGTGCGGGGAAAGCAGCGAGTAATCCTCGCTGCGCATGTGGCGCACGAGATCGTCGCGGCTGATCAGGCGGCGACCGCGATAGTCACGCTTGCTGCGTATCTTCGGCGGCGACGTGCGCTTGCCGATGCGGCGCGGTGCCAGCAGGCGGTAGAGTGATGCGCGCGAAATACCGCGCTTGAGTGCCTCCTGCACCGAGATGAATCCGTTGCCCTTCTTCTTGCTGATCATTGGGCACAATCCTCCAGCGCCCGCCCGCGATGGTGATCGCGTGCGTCAGGTCGTTCCGCAGTTTGAGTAGAGCGGTGTCGGCCCTGCAGTTTGCCCTCTGTGCGTGCCGCGCGACAGAAGGCCGTCATCTGATTGTGATCAGAGCGTAACAAAAAAATAAATTCAAGACGGATATTGCCGAAAACGGCTGTGCCGCAGGCGCTTTTGAGCGTCGGAAAACTGACGCAAAATCACAAATTACTTGTGCGGATTCTTTTCACACCAAAAACGCGAGTCCATTTTCATCCGATGGCATGTGCATAACTTTTGCCTCACGATGTCTCACTGTGTCCGTCGTGTGTCAGACACAAGAAAAATTCTCTGTCGGAAAATCGACAGAAAAAATCACGCGCTGTGTATAACTCACGAACTCGTGAACAGCGGGAGACAAATCGCACACGTTGACGGCGTGTTCCGGCGCGTGACCTATACTGCCGGATGAAGCGGCTGGTCACGGTGAAAGAGGTGGTCGATCTGCTCGGCGGTTCCTGCCGGGTGGCAGAGATTACCTACCGGAACTCGCAGGCGGTATCGAACTGGCAGGCGCGCGGATACATCCCGGCGCGCGCCTTCGATCTGATCGACGTGGCGCTGCGTCGGCAAGGCTATACCGCCGCGCGCACGCTGTTTGGTTTCGACGCCCGGCCCAAGCGCGTCGACGCGGCATAGGGCGGACCTATGCCGGGGCAACTCAATCTGTTCGCAGGCAAGCGGCAGCGGGGGCGCGGCCCGTCGCACAAGCTGGAGTTCTCGCTGCACGTTGCGGTCGCCGACGTGCTGCGGCGCTGGCAGTCGCCGGGCTGGCGCTGGTCGCATTTCCCGGCAGGTGAGTGGCGGCATCCCGGCACGGCAGCACGGCTGCAGCGCATGGGCCTGCAGGTTGGCTGGCCTGATTTTATTCTGCTTGCACCGAGACCGCCGGAGGGACCGCTGCCCTTCGCTGGGCTGGATCAGCGCACGCACTTTCTCGAACTCAAGCGCGAAGGCGCAACGCTGTCGAACTATCAGCACGCCTTCATGGAGTTCTGCGCCCTCAATGGTTACCCGTACATCTGGTGCGACAACTTCAAGGACGCGCTGCATCATCTGAAAGCATGGGGCGCGGTGCGCGCCAGCGTGCGCGGATGACACACGCCGATTTTCAGGAGCGGCTGCGCCAGTCATCGCGTGCGGTGTTTGCTTATGTCGAGCATCTGAATCAGCGCGGCTTCGCGGTCGAGTGCCCGCCCGTGCATGTCGCGCCGCGCGCAGATCAGGCTGCGCACTATGTCGACGATGGCGATCTGTTCGTGATCGCGCGCCACCGCATCGAGATCAAAGGTCTCAACACTGCATTCACATCTGCCGATGACTGGCCGCACCCGCATGTGTTCGTCGACCGCGTCGAGCATGTCGATGCCATCGAGCAGGCGCACATCAAGGTCGTGATGTGGGCGCTGGTGAACAAGGCGCTGACGCATTGCGCGGTGATCAGGACCGATAGCACGCGCACGCACTGGTACCGCACCAGCACGCGCAACAAGAACACCGGCATCGTCGAGAACTACTACGCCTGCCCGAAAGACCTGATCACGTTCAAGCCGCTGCTCAAAGCAGCAGGAGATGGTGAGCAATGTTCGTCTGCCCCAAATGCCACGAGGTGATCTCCGGCAAGTACAAGCGCACGGCCAACGCCGATGCGTGGGCCATCGGTGAGCAGCGTTCCAACGGATTCCATGTGCGCCGCGTGGTGTGGGGCCTGCTGATGGCGCAGGCCGAGATGCGGCTGGGCGAGGAGATCAGGCGCGCGGTCATCATGGTCGAACGCGATCACAAGAAGCGGTCGCTGGTCGCGCCTGAACTGAAGGGCGAGTCATGACGCCGCTGCACGCACACGCCATCTGGGTCGGTCGCTGCGGCAAGCCGGGATGCCGCGCCGTGCATATCGACTTTGTCGACGAGGAGGGCGACGTGATCGCCTGCGCCGCCATCCCGCACACCGAGGCGCGCGGCTTCACCGAGAACATCCGCGACTGCGCCTACGCCATCGCGGTCGAGCAGGAGCCACAATGATGCATCCAGCCATGCTTCGTAACCGGCGATGGAGTTGCCTGCTGCCGCCCGAACTGGTCAGGGCGCAGGTGCTGGACGAGCGCGACCGGGCAATGATGCGCGCGCGTGATCTGGGCGCAACGTACACGGAGATTGGCCGCAAGGTCGGCATCACCGGCTTTCAGGTGAAGGTGCAGATCGAGAAGATGCGCCGCCGCATGCAGCGCTGCCGCACGCCAATCGAAATCTATCTGGACGCTGACGGGTTCGACCTGCAGAGGCTGGCTCGATTGCCAGACCCGCACATGCCGAGACCGACACGCTGCCCGCTGTGCGGCAGTGCGCAATCCAACTGGCGATACCGATGACCGCAGCGCAGACCATATCGCAGGCGCTCGGCGGGCATCGCATCGCCAAGGACGAGTATCGCTGCCGCTGCCCGGCGCACAGTGACCGTGATCCCAGCCTCGACGTGCGCGACACGCGCGACGGTCGCGTGCTGGTGGTGTGCCGCGTCGGCTGCAGGCAGATCGATGTCATCCACGCGCTGATGGACATGAATCTGTGGCCGAGCGATTACACCACTATACCGCCTAATGGTCGAAACGAGATCGACGAGGCCGAGCAGCAGCGCATGCAGGCAATGGCGCTGCGCATTTTCGATGAGGCGAACGACCCGCGCTACACGCTGGCCGAGTTCTACATGGCCGAGCGTGGCCTGAGCCTGCCAGTCAGTGCCGACGTGCGCTTCCACCCGCGCTGTCCTCGCCGCAGGTCAGGCGTTGCTCCGGCGCTGGTCGTGCTGATGCGTAATTACCTGACCAACAAGCCGCAGGCCATCCAGCGCATTTACATCAATCCAAAAACCGCAACCAAGGACAGGTGCGAAGCCTCACCCAAGGGCACGCTGATGCTGGGGCCAGCCGATGGTGCGGCAATGATGCTGACCGACTGGCACGCCACGTTCTGGGATGTTCTGTCTTTCGCCCCGCGATTGTTTGTGTGCGAAGGATTCGAGACCGCCTGCGCGCTGCTGCAACGCGGTCGCTCACCGATATGGGCACTAGGCGATGCCGGTCGCATCAAGCGCTTGCCAGTTCTGTTTGCTGTGGGTGAACTGGTGATCTGCGCCGACCACGACCGAGTGAACGAGAAAACCGGCATGCGGGCAGGCCTCGCTGCCGCTGTTGAATGCAGGGCGCGCTGGAACGCGACCAGCCATCAAAGCGCAGTGATCTGGACAGTCGATAACGAAGGCGAGGACTTCGCCGACAGGGGTATGCAACATGGTCAAGAAGGTCGAGCCGCCATTTGAGGCACCGCCCGGCACGCACTGGTACGACCCCGAGCAGCACGAGCAGCCAGCGCCTGAGCCTGAGCAGAAACCCAACGGCAAGCACAGCAAGACTGAGCCGCTGCCGTTCGAGTATCTGGACCCGTTCGACGTCGGTGCGCTGCCGATGCGCGCGTGGCTGCACGCCGGTCACTACATCCGCAAGCACGTCGTGATGACGGTCGGGCCGGGTGGCTGGGGCAAGACCACGCTGATCCTCACCAACGCCATTGAGATGGCATGCGGTCGCGGCCTGCTCGGCCCGCCACCGGCAAAGCGCCTGCGCGTGCTGTACTGGAACGGCGAGGACCCCAAGGACGAGATCAAGCGCCGCATCGCCGCGATCTGCCTGCACTACGAGATCGACATCGCCGAGTTGCGCGGGCAATTCATCATCGGCGACAAGCTGAAGGAGCGCAGGCTCGCATTCGTCAACGAGCGCAACCTGCTGATCATCGATCAGGGTGCCATGCTGCAGTTCGAGCAGTACATCGCCGACAATGCGGTCGATCAGGTTTTTCTCGACCCGCTGGTGGCGTTCCACCATGTGCCCGAGGGCAACAACACGGCGATGGAGAAGTTGGTGACGACACTCTCCGGCATCGCCGAGCGGCAGGATATGTGCATCGAACTGAACCACCACACCCGAAAACCATCAGGCGCATTCGAGATCACGGTCGACGACAGCCGTGGCGCAGGAGCCATCGCCAACGCCGCGCGCTCGGTGCGCGTACTCAACCGCATGACCGAGGCCGAGGCCAAGCTGCCAGCCATCAGCAACGAGGTCCGCCGGGCCTACCTGCGCGTGTCGCGCGACAAGTCAAACCTGACGCCAGCCAGCAAGGCGACGTGGATCAAGCTGGTGTCGGTGCAGCTACCGAACGGCCCAGACGGCGGTCCCGGCGACAACGTGCAGGCCATCGAGAGTTGGGATTATCCGCAACCTTTCGATGGTGTTAGCGCCGACGACATGCGCTGGATGCGCAATCAGGTGCGACTGGAGCATTACCGGAGCAACCCACGCGCCGAGGACTGGGTCGGCAGGCCGCTTGCGAAGCACCTCAACCTCGATCTCGACGACAAAGGCGAGCGCGAGCGCGTGGTCGCAATTCTGAAATTGTGGTTCAAGAACGGCGTGTTGGCGACCGAGGAGCGGCCCGACGCCAAGCGCCGCATGCGCGAGTTCGTGGTGCCGGGAAACTGGAACGAGGCGACCGACGACGATGCTCCAGTCGCATCATTCTGACTGGAGCATGACTGGAGCGCCGCAACTGCTCTGATGCTCTGCTCCTGTCGTATATCCCTTTAGGGGATACGACTGGAGCGGAGCAGCACTCACAGACAGTAATTGGGGCAATTCTGACTGGAGCAAAGTTGAGAGGTTGGAGTATGCCGAGAGGTGGTTACAGAGAAGGTGGAAGCGGAAACTTACGTTGGAAGGTTGCTGTGATTGGGGCACGGCTGAAGAAAGGAAATAGGAACCGCAGACGTTGTGAGGCTGTAAAGAAAGATGGTGAGAGGTGTCGAGGTATAGCGATAAATGGTTGGCACCGATGTTTTGCTCATGGTGGTGCTTTTGTTTTGATGAGGAGAGGCCTCTACATCAGTAGAAGGGTGAGGCATGGCAACTGGAGCAAAAAAGAAGATACTCAGAGAAGAAGTACGTGACGCTTTATTGGAACTGTTGCGCGACAAAAAGAATCCAGCAACAGCACGAGCGAGCGCGGCGCGGACACTTGCAGACTTCTTCGGCGATGATGTTGGCGGTGGACACAAGCGTGCCGAGGAGATGACTGCCGACGAGATCGATCAGGAGATCGCGAGTATTCAACAGCGAAAGACGTGACAGAGAAGCGCCTGCGCTGCAGTGATTGCTGGCCTGATCATGCTGGCAGCGTGGTGATCATCCTTACCCCATGATCTGCCCTGCAAGCGCTGCTGGCATGACAGGCCAACGCACGTCAGCATGTCACACCGGGCCATTGGCCCTTGGTCACCATCCCATAATCCGCGACCCGCCCCCTGCCAGCCCCCGAAGAAGTGAGCGAAAATATCCGCAACCCTCCGCTCCAAATTTTTCACCAAAAATAAAGGGCTGGCCGAGTTCATCGACCAGCCAGTGTAGGGGTTGCATCAGTCGAGTTGGACTGAGCGGTGAGCGATCATCGTACCTCCGGTTCCCAACGCAACGGTAGTACACCGGAACCACAGCGACAAAAAACGAAAACGGGAGGATCACATGCAGGCCATCATGTGGCTGTCCATCGGGCTGTTCATCGGTGCCAACGTCGCCATCGTCGCCCTCGCATTGTGCAGATCAGCCAAAGACCGAAACGAACCACGCCGCCAGCAGCGCGACCGCGCAGGCGATCAGCAGCATGATCACGAGGTCGTCGTCGTCCATGCCCAGCGATAGCATCACCTGACTGGTGAGCGCGTCCCAATCCATCACTTGGCGTACATCGCAAAGCGCGCGTCGTCGACCTCGCCGATGCGCTCGGCAAAGACCAGCAGGCCGTCGACGAAGGTCAGGCTATAGCCGAGGCGGCAGTCGTCGCGCTCGCTGCAGTAGAAGTTCATCGCCGCGCCGCCGCGTGGGCCAAACACGAGATCATTGCCGCACTCGGGGCAGATGCGCCGCGCCAGCAGCCTGAGCGCGCGCTTTTCGCCGACCTCGCCGGGGCGCATTGTGTCCTCCTTTGGTTTCAGGAAATAGCGCCAGCGTCCGCGCGATCTGGCGCGCCACACAAAGCGCAGCCACACCAGATGGCGTACACCATCCAGTACAACCAGCACTGGATGCCACGCGAACCAGCGCCAGAACAGGTTCACCACTGGAAGCCCCCCAGCGCGTAGCCGATGGCCAGCAGCGCCAGCGCCGCCAGCACGGCGATCACCAGCACGGCGAAGGCGACCACGCCCCACAGCCAGATCGCGCAGGCGATCAGCGCCAGCGGCGCGAGCAGGATCAGCACGCTGCCCAGCCGGGCCTTCTGCCGGTCGGTCATCGCCGCTCCGTGAACTTCACGTCGAGGCCGAGCCGCTCGAACATCTGCCAGACTTCGCTCACCCGCGCATCGCCGCCCTCCGACAGGATGCGCAGGTGGACGTCGTCGCGGTGCAGGCGCTCGAACGTCAGCACCCAGTCGAGCAGCCAGTACAACCGCTTCTCGTCAGGCACCTGCGCCTCGATGGTGACGGTGATCATCGGCGTTTCCTGCCCAGTTGGTCCTCGCGCAGCAGTTTGGGGTAGCGCGCGATGCGGCGCAGATAGGCGCGCGCCATGCGGTCGGGTTCGTAGCGCATCGCGTCCCAGTCGCGCACGGTGCCGACCGCAAAGCCGTAGGTGTCGGCGAACTCCTGCGCGGTCATGCCGAGGCTGTCGCGCAGACTGCGCGGGTCGGGATACGGCTCGCAGGTCCGGTCGATGATGGTGAAGCTGGTCAGGTTGTGGGCGTGGCGCTTCATGTGACCTCGTACTCCTCGCGCCTGATCTCGCCCTTCTTGGCATCGCCGCGCACGAACGGCGACCACCAGTACACGCCCGTGCGCCTGATCTTGAAGTGGCCACGCACGAGGTGTTGTCTTGCGGTCTCGCGGTCGATGCCGCGCGCTTGCGACACCCGGTGCATGGCGCGCGTCAGCGAGATCGTGGTGCGGGTGTAGTCGTAGAGCGCAGATTTGCCGCGCTTCCTACGCGCCTTGTTGAGCCTTGAGAGGTCGACCACCTCGTGCTGCACGACGTTGCGCGAGTTGAGCATGCAGAGCAGGCACTGCAGGATCATGCCTTCGCCTTGGATGTCGGCCATCCAGTTCGCCACCAGCGCGCGCGATTCAGGTCCGCAGTTGTCGAGCCGCAGCACTTCGGTGAGCAGCGGCGTGCCGTAGGGCGACAGCCCAAACATCATGTGCTTCTCGGCCATCCGCATCGCCTCGATCTCGCGCGGGCTGTTGGCGAACTGCTGCCAGCCGTGCCGGTTCATGAAGAAGCGCTTCACTTCGGCCTCGTCGCTGTTGGCGAAATAGTATTGCTCGATCTCGCCCATGACGGTGGCGAGGATGCCGTGGCGCTGCCTGCCTCTGGCGTCGGTGGCCTTCTCGGCGTAGAACGCCAGCAGCTTGGCGTGACAGGCGCGCACCATCGCGGCGACGTCGCCATCGGGCCGGAAGTCGAAGTAGATCGCAAACGGCGAGATGTTGATGGCGTCGGTGTGGCCGGAGCGCGCCCGCTCGCCGTGCATCCAGCACACCAGTGCCTGCCCGGTCTGGCTGGCTTCGGGGTAGTCGGTGAAGTGTTCGATCAGGAAGCCCTGCCGCTCGGGGACTGGTGCTACCTCGCCGCGCCGGTTGGGCGGGCCGAGGCCACCGTGGTACTCGCACCACATCAGCGGGTAGGGCAGGCGGCAGAGCGGCAGCGCCGCATTCATGGTCGACGGCTTGGTGTCGAGCAGGTTGTAGCAGGCGCGCATGATGTCGTCCGACATCTCGAACCGCTGCGCCTTGCCGATCACCTCCGAGGTCATGCTGGCGATACCCATCAGATCGTACATGGTGTTGCAGGCCTCGCGGATGTGGTCGGCCAGTGTCTTTGAGTGATTCATCACTTCCTTTTCCCGTCGAGAATTTTCTGCCGCCGCGCTTCGGTCCAGCGCGGACGCGGCGTCTTGATGGGCCGGTGGCGGTGGCCGATGAAGTCGAACAGGTCGTCGGTCACATAACAACCATGCTCGCGCAGTTCGCGGTCGATGGCGAAGAAGTAGCGCGCCGGAAACAGCCCGGTGCGCGTGCGCCAGTCGTGGACATTCGAATGCACCTCGCCGCCGAGATCGGCAATCGGCTTGAACCCGCCAAGGACATCGACGACTTCGTCAAATCTGTGCAGATGGATTCTGGGCATGGCGTCACCGTGCGGCGCTGCCGTTGCCTCCACCCCGTTTTTTCTTGCGCGGTTTTTTCTTCGGCGCACGGCCCTGCTTGAGCATCCACGTCGCCTGCTTCTCGCGCTCATCGGCGTAGTCGTAGCGCTTCACCTTGCGGAAGCCCTTGTGCAACTGGCCGCGCTCGTCGATCTCGTCGTTGCGCACATAACCGAGGCTCGATGACACCGCGTCGATGGTGATGTTCTGCGGCTTCTTGGTCTTGCCGGAAAACCAGTTGCCGAGCGTGGTCGAGGCAACGCCCGAGATCGCGCGCACGTCGTTGGCGCTCAGGCCCTCGTCCTCGCACACGGTCTGGATGGCGTCGACAATCTGATCGCGCTCTTTCCACGGCGTGGTTCTGTAATTTACTGCAATGCGCGGTGCTGCCACGACACTCCTCCTTCAGGCTTTGTTGATTGCAGTCGCCCCACTTCAACTCCACCTCGCAGCGTTCTCCTATTATTTTTTCTCCTTTGCTTTTTTTGTCATCGCCGCCTTGCGCCAGCGCATGCGGTCCTTGGCTTTTTTGGTCAGTACCCAGTTTCTGTTGTCGTCGTGTGTGATCAGGGCGTCTTTCTTCAGCAGGTTGAGCGCTGACGATGTCGAGCCGGGCTTGCGACCGACGTCGGCGAAGTGATCGCGCAGCACCTTGGTGCCCATCGGCAGGCCACCGGCCAGCAGCGCGAGGATGAAATCCTCCGCCTTCTGATCGAATTTTTTGGCAGGCGCGCGTGCGCCGTTCAGTTTGCGCGGCGCGTCGAGGTTGAGATCGACCTTCAGCACGCCGCGCATTTTCTTCACGGCCTCGATGGTGGCTCCGAAGGCCTCCTGCTCGACGTGCAGGGTAATCGGCATCAGTCTTGGCATTTTGGTGGCTCCCAGAAACAGTTGCGTCTGCAACCACCGTAACAAATGGTGACATCTCTGTGAACAGCGCGCGCAAGGTGGCTATTCCTTTGTGTGCGAACAAGCCTGTTCCCGTTTTGGCACAGCCGGTGTATGGTTAGGGCCTGCTCGCATCGCGTCGGCAGCGCCGCGCTCTGCTCCCAGCGCCTCTAGGTCGGGGAGCCAACATACCCGCAGTGGTCACGTTGAAGCGCCCGGCGCGCCTGTTTTCCTTTGCTGACTGGAACAAAGACCGCCCGAAAGAACCGCCACCGGGTGATCGGCTCGACGCGCAATTCCTCGAACTGATCGATGCCATCGCGCAGACGCAGGCCGCGCTCGCCGAGATCAGGCGCGATGACGGCAAGTTGAACAACGAACTCATTGGGCCGGAGCAGCTTGCTGCCAATCTGCGCGTGGCACTGACCGGCGACGTGCGCGGTGAACTGTTACCATTGCAGCAGTCGATCAGCGGCACCGCGCGCAGCGCGCAGGATGCCGAGCGCAATGCGCAACTGTTCGCCGAGGATGCCGAGCGTGCGCTCATCGTCGCGCGCCAGATGATCTCCGACTGGAATGTGATCCGCGAAGCAGCGGCGCGCGCCTCCGATTTTGCGCAGCGCTCGGCGCGCTCCACCGACATCAACGCCACCGAGGCCGAGGACTGGGCCAACTATTCGAAGGCGCAGGCCGACAACGCCATCGCGGCGAAAGACGAGTCGCTGCAGTGGGCCGAGTATCTCGCCGGTCCCGTAGTCGACCCGCTGCAAGCGCCGCAGTACATCGCTGAGTCAAAATTCCCCAATGGATATTTTTATCAGCCGGTCGAGGGCGCGCCCGGTGGATTGTTCAGCGCCAAGTGGTGGGCGCTGCAGGCCTACAATCTGGTCGGCGCTGCCGGAATTTATTATCTCGGCGCGTGGGACACGCCGCCGCTGCCGGGCGAGGTCAACCCCGACACTGGCCAGCGCGTGCCTGATCCGCTCAAGCCCGGCTCGCTCTACTTCAACCCGAACAGCGGCACGCTCTACGTCTGGAACGGCACGCAGTGGACGTCGCCGACCGCGCTGGCGCAGGCCTACGTCGGTCAATTCCTCTACACCGCGACTGACGGGCAGACGGTTTTTTCCGGCGAGGATGACACCGGCAACGCGCCGAACGTCGGCGCATCGCCGTCCGACATCCACGTTAACGGCGTGCGCCTGATCGCAGGCGAGGATTGGTCGGTCGCCAGCAATGTGCTGACCATCAACACGCCGCTGCGCGCGGGCGACATGGTGCAGTGGGACCTGCTGATCCCGGCGGGCAAGCTGGCACCCGGCACGGTCAACGCCTTCAAGATGAAGCCGGTCGCGCTCGACGGCAGCACGCAGGATTTTCCGCTGCAGTACATCGACCCAGACTCGGGTGACACGGTCGACGCCAGCGTCGGTGACGGCAACCAGTTGATGGTCTCGCTCGACGGCTGCATTCAGGAGCCGGGCAAGGACTACACCGCCAGCGGGGCGACGATTCATTTTGCCGAAGCACCGGGCGCAGATGCTGCGCTGTGGATCATCTGGTACCAGCCGGGAGCCATCGCATGAGCCAGAACGCGCGCGTTGCCTTGTGGGTGCCGACCGCCGACCCGCCCGACGCGGTCAACGACGGAATTTTGACCAACGATGCGCCCAACAGCCTGAAGGTGATCCCGACGCGCTTCGATGTTGGCGGCGGCGGTAGTGGTGGCGGCATCGAAGAAGCACCGATCAACGGCCAGCCCTATTCGCGGCAGGACGCTGGTTGGGTTTTGGCGAGCAGCGGCGGCGGCGTCGAAGAAGCGCCGGAGGACGGTAGTCTCTATGCGCGCAGCGATGCCGACTGGAGCAACATCACGCCGATGCTGGCGCTGAAAGCGCCGCTCAACTCGCCAACATTTCTCGGCGACCCGAAGGCACCGACGCCTGCGCCGGGAGACAACGACACCTCAATCGCAACCACTGCCTTCACCAAGAACGCGGTCGACACGGCGGTGGCCGGTCTGCCTGCACCACCTGCGCCAGCAACGGTTCCGCCGCTGATCGACGGCACCGCTGCAGTCGGCGCGTCGGCCAAGTATGCGCGCGAGGATCACGTTCACCCGGTCGATTCCACCCGCGCGCCGCTCGCTTCGCCGGTCTTTACCGGTGACCCGAAGGCACCGACGCCGACTGCGGGTGACAACGACACCAGCATTGCGACGACTGCTTTCACAAAAAATGCCATCGACACTGCGGTGGCTGGCATTCCATCGCCGCCATCGCCGTCCTCGACAACGCCAGCAGGACTTGGTCCGGGCGCGGTCGGCGCATCTGCGCTCTACGCCCGCGCCGATCACGAACATCCTTCGTTTTTCCGCAAGTACAGCACGATCCCGGCGGGCACGTTCGATTTTAATACGCTTTTTGATGACGGCTATTACAACACCGGCACATTCACCAACGGGCCACCGGGAATTAGCGGGTGGGTTTTTGTTGCGATACAGACGCACTCAAACATTGGTAGCGGGTATAGCGTCCAGCGGCTCACCACTATGCAGACCTTCCCCATGCAATACTGGATGAGGTATTGCGACAATAATACTTGGCAACCGTGGGTGCGGTTGCTCGACGCCAGCCAGATCGCGACGGCTGCTGAGTTTCTCGCCAACACCGCCAGCAAAATTCTCACCACCGACAAGGTATGGGCGGCGGCGGCACCAATCACGTTGACGGACGCTGCGAGTGTTGCTCCCAATTTCAGTCTGGGCATCAACTTTTATTGGCCGCTGGGCGCTGCCGGTCGCACGCTCGCCAATCCAACGAATCAAAAGAACGGACAGACTGGCACCATCCGCTTCAACACGACGTCAGGCAGCATCACAACGTGGGGTTCTGACTGGAAGTTTGCAGGTGGCATCAAACCGACAACGACAGCAGCCGCCACCTATGACGTTCTCACCTACTCTGTAATCGGCGCAAATTTTATCTGCTGCTCGTTCTTGGCGGATGTGAAGTAGGAGGCAAACATGCCCGTTAACGTCGAAGTGCCCGAAGGCAAGGTGCTGACAGTCACCGGACCAGCGAAAGCAATCATCACTGTCGATCCCGGCAAAGGCGATCTGGTGAAGCTGGATGATGTCGAAATCATTCCGCCCGGCCCGCCACCGGAAGCCAAGTGAGGACACAATGCCGAAACGCCCGAAACGCAAAGCCAAAGTGAAACCCAGCAACAAGAGCAAACGGAGGAGAAAAAAAAATGACGAGCGATGATGACAAGAAGAAACCTGCCTCACAGAACACGACGTCGCAGCAAGGCTCGCGGCCCGACACCAAGAAGCAGGGCGGCGCAGCCAAAGGTGGCGACGACCCGATGGGCCAGCCGAGTGGACCGTCGCCTGCACCGAATCCTGAGAGCGCGCCGGGCGGCGATAAGGTCGGCGGTGATCCGAACGCGCCAGCCGAGAAGAAGGACTGATGTGGCCGGTCGACCAACCCAATCACGTTTCGCTGCTAAGAAAATTCTTGGCAGCGAAGCGTGAGGGCACGACTGCGGTCAAAAAACCTGATCCGTGGCCCTATCCAGCGGATACTCCGCACAACGTGATCAGGATGTGCACCGGACAGATGCTCGCGGTGAACGAGTCGAATGAGGTCTATGCAAATTACGAGCCGCCCGAGGCGCAACAACTACCAACGGAGCAGCCACCTCCAGTAACTGATTAGGAGTGATTGCTCATGACTTCGCACTACCGGCACCGCCGCACATCCATCGCCGCCACCCCGTTTCCGTCACCGATTGAGCCGGGCGAGATCGTCACCAACACGGCGAACCGCCAGCTTGCGGTCGGCGATGCAGCGTCTGGCTCGCTCGGAGTGCCAAAGCCGCTGATCGCGGTGCGCTACTACGACGACCTCGCCCAATACATCCAGAACGATGTCTGCGTCGGCCCCTTCGGCGGCGACCTGATGTTTCTCAAGGTGGCGGGAAAATTGCCGGGGCCGTTCAACTACGATGACTGGGAGCATTTCGCCACCCAGAGCAACACGCAGGTGCTGATCGATGGCGTCATCGCCGCATTTCAGGACGCTGATCAGGGGCTGGCTGAGAGCATCGACTATCTGAACACGCTGAAAGTCAACAAGGCTGGCGACACCATGACCGGCCCGCTGACGTTGCCCCTCGCTGCGCCAGCGACCAACGCGCAAGCCGCCAACAAAAAATACGTTGACGACGCGGTTGCGGCGGCAACCGGCGGCGGCGGCTCGACCGCGTCGGGCATTATCAACGTGCCTGCGGGCGGCATCTCGGCCACCAATGTGCAGGACGCGCTCAACGAACTCGACAATGAAAAGGTGAGCGCCAGTGGCACACCCGCGTTCGTCGCAACGCCAAGCGCCCCGCCACCACCGGCCAACGACAATTCGACCAAGCTGATCAACAGCCAGTGGTACGCCGGGCAGGCATCGTCCGCCGCTCCTGCGATGGACGGCGCGGCTGCGCCGGGCACGTCGCTGATGTTTGCGCGCGGTGATCATGTTCATCCGATTGATACCTCGCGCGCCCCGCTCAACTCGCCAGCGTTCAGCGGCGTGCCGACTGGCCCGACCGCTGCGGTCGATACCAACACGACGCAGCTTGCCACTTGCGCGTTCGTGCTGGCGCAGCCGGTCAACAACATCGCCAATGGCATCGTCACCTTCATCAAGATGGCATCGTCGGCGATTGCGACGACGGCGGAATTTCTGGCGAATGCCGCCAACAAAATTCTCACCGCAGATCGCGTGTGGGCGGCGGCGGTGCCTGTGACGCTGGCCGATAGTGCGACCGTGACACCGGACCTGAACACCGGAATTGACTTTGTGTGGACGCTGGGCGCTGCCGGTCGCACGCTCGCCAACCCGACCAACGCCAAGCTGGGCCAGAAGGGCATGATCTATCTGGTGCAGGACGCAATCGGCGGGCGCACGATCACGACGTGGGGCACCAACTATAAATTCTCCGGCGGGCTGAAGCCGACGCTGTCCAGCGCAGGTAACACGGTCGACGTGCTGTCATACGCGGTGAAGTCGGCCACCGAGATCGAATGCTTCTTTGCGGAGGGGATGGCCTGACATGCCGCTGCCCGGCATCACACCGGTCCCGGTCGCGGCGGCGCTCGCTGGCGAGTTCTTCCAGACGCCGGTCGTCAATCTGAGCGGGCAGTCGAGCGGCTCGATTGTCATCCCGACCGACAGCAAATTGATTCTCGCCACGCTCTACAACGTCAATGGCGGCGCGGCGATCTGGACTCCGATCCTGCGCGGGCGTGTCGGTGGCAGCGATGCTGTTGCGAACTATCTCGGTACGGGCGGAAGGGTGACCGGCCCGACCGGCGGTGGTCCATCGACAACGCAGTTTGCGATGAGCGACTGGCCTGCGAACTCCATCGTCAACGGCGATGTTGTGTTGGCGAAGCATCCCACGGCAAATCTCTACGGCTGTCGCTACATGCTCGGCACGCGGTTGGGTTCGCCAACGCAGCTTCAGCAATACGCTGGCATCATCGGTAGCCCGACTGCGTTGTCAGGGCCGCTGTCGGGCCTGACGCTGTCAGCATCGGCGGTGTTCTCATCGGGGCAGATCAGCGCGCTCTGCATCAAAAACCCGACGCAGGGTGCCGTCGCCATTGCAGCCAGCACAAGCCAGTTGATGACCGGCATCCCCGCCACCGCAAAGACGATCTACGTCGCGTGGCACAATGCTTCGATGGCCGGTGGCCCGCGTCTGCGGCTGGGTCATGCGGGCGGTATCGTCACCAGCTACGACTCGTTTTGCATCATGCAGAATCTGTCCGGTGGAACGCAGGCAACGGCTGGCTCGACGGCAGGTTTCGACAGCTACAGCACAGGCGGGTCGCCCCTCGCTTATCAGGGCATGGCTTGTCTGACGTTGGCGGACCCGACCAACAATATCTGGGCCTGCACGATGTTCACGGGTGAGACGACGAATGCGGCGGGCAGTGGCTCCAATTACGGGTTCACCGTGCAGGGGCAGGTGGCGCTGCCTGCCGTCCTCGACCGCATCGAGTTCTCAAGCCTCACTGGTGCCGCCCTGAGCGCGGGCGGCGACGTGTTCTGGTCAGCAATCGGGTGATGCGATGCAGGTAACAGCAACGCAAACACTCTCAGGCGGCGGCGTCACCTTTAGCGGCATCAAGCCGTCAACGACGCTGGTCTACCTGTCGCTGGCCGCTGCCAAGATGTCGACGTCGGGCAGCATCCGCGTTCGCTTGGGCACCGCCAGCGGGCTGGTGTCAGTCAACTACGACTGCGTGACGCAATGGCTGACCGCAACGCAGGGCATCCACAACAGCACCGTCGATTTTATGATGGAGTACGTCAGTGGCGCGCAGCATCCCGGCAATGGGCACCTGATCTTCACCTCCGTCGATCAGAAAAATTATCTGTGGGCCTACAGCGGCGGCTTCGGCCTTCGGTTGACGGGGTACAACTCAGTTGCCGCCGGTCGGCTGTCGCTCGGCGGGCAACTGACGCAACTGCAAGTCTTTCCGTCGACCGGCACCTTTACCGGTGGCACCGCCAACCTCATCACGGGTGGATGACATGCTGCCCACACTCATCGCAGCGGTTTTCTTTCTGGTCCACTCGCCGGGCGGCAGCGACATCGCTCTCAATTCAGCGGAGGTGTCCAGCATCAGGCAGCGCGCCGAGATGCCAGACCAGCACGAGGATGTTCGCTGCGTGATCGTCATGACGAACGGACTGAGCATTGGCGTCATCGAGACATGCCGCGAGGTCATCAATGCGATGGCCGAGGCCGACAAAAAATCTGGGAGCAAACCATGACACAGACCAATCCACTGGTGGTTGATCTCTCGCACTGGGACCCCGCCGACGACTACGAGGCTGTCGCCGAGAGCGGCATTGTCGGCGTGATCTACAAGGCGACCGAAGGCCAGTCGTACACCGACCCGACCTACGTCGCGCAGCAGCAGGCGGCAAAGCGCGCCGGTCTGCAGTGGGGCGCGTACCACTTCGCCGACAGCAGCATGGTGCAAGGCCAGATCGACAACTTCATGCGCTTTGCATGCCCCGACCCTGACGAACTGTTCTGCCTCGACTGGGAGGACAATGGCGGCGACACGATGGATGTCGACGACGTGATCCGCTGGGTCGAGGGCGTTGAGGCCCGGCTCGGTCGCCGGGGCGAGTGCGTCCTCTACGGCGGCAACACCGTCAAGGAGAACGCACCGAACAACAGCTTCCTGATGCAGCGCCGCCTGTGGCTCTGCCAGTACGGCAGCACGCCGACGCTGCCGGATGGCTGGGAGAATTACTGGCTCTGGCAGTACACCGACGGCGTCTACGGGCCAACGCCGCACACCATCGACGGCATCGGTCCCTGCGACATCAACCATTACGACGGCAGTGCCGAACAACTGATCGCCGAGTGGGCGACGGGTGATTCCGATGTGACGCCGCCTGTGCCGCCCGACCCCGACGACGTGATCAACCTCATCGTCGCCGCGCCCAAGGGCACCACGCTGAGAGTCAGGCAGATCAGCTACGACCAGATACGCGACATCCGCCGACGTGGCATCAAAAGAGGAGAGCGCCAATGAAGAAAATTATTTGCGTGCTGATCGCAACGCTGTTTGTGCTGCCAACAACCGATGCGCTCGCGAAAAAGCGCAAGCACGTCGTCATCCACAAGCCGTCACCAGCCTGCTCGACGCCGGGCTGCGATCAATGGAGCAAGGGCAGCGTGCCGCTCGTCGCCGTGCCGCCGATTGCAGTCGCCTTTGACATTGCGCGCCGCACCTCATGCGACCCGCGCATCGCGGTATCGACCGGTCCCGGCGATCCCGGTTTCGATCCTGCCGGGCCGAAGGTCGGCAATTTCCTGATCCCGGCGATCAACCGGCCCGGCGCATGCAATCGCGGGAGGCTCTAATGCCGCCAAAATCTGAAGCACAGCGCAAGGCCATGCGCGCCGCTGCCGCTGGCAAGTCGACGCTCGGCATTCCGAAAAAAGTTGGCAAGGAGTTCAGCAAGAGTGATCCCGGCGGCAAATTGCCGAAGCGCAAAAAAATCTCGCGCCTGCCGGAGATGAAGTGAGGAGGAAACAATGATCGAAGCAGTCATCTACGCGCTGATTTATGTCTGCCTGCTCGCGCTGGTCATCTACCTGATCATCTGGGTGCTGCAGACAATTGCAGGCATCGCACTGCCGCCGAAAGTGATTCAGATCATCTGGGTTATTTTCGCGCTGGTGTGCCTGCTGATCTTGGTGCGGCTTTTACTTCCGCACTTCGGCAAGCTGGCCGGAGCCGTGCTGCCGCTGTTCGTATGACGAGCAGAACGTACTGAGGTGTGAGTGATGCCCTACGGTGATCTCGGCTCAGAGATGGCGGGTCTCACGACGGCTATGCCGCAGGTCGATCCGTTGGATTGGCTGCGCGCACAACTCGGCCCGAGTTGGCTGGAGCGCGCGCAACAGCAGGCCGCGACAGATGCTGCCAACTATCAGCGCGGCGGCGTACCGGCGATGTTTGCCGATACCAGTGAGACGCAAAACTTGGCCGGTGGTTTCGGCGGCAACATCAGAGCAACCGGCGGGCGACCAGCGGCAATCACCGCCACGAATCTGCGTGAGATGTCGCTGCCACAGGCCATCGAGGTTGCGCGTGCGGAGTCGCATGTCATCCCGTCGCCATCGCGTGAGGGTGCCTTTGTCGGCGCACCGGCCAATATCAAGTCGCGTGCCGATCTCGACGCGATGCGCGCGCAACTCGATGAAGCGGCGCGGCTGGGCGCAACCGTTGGCGGCGAAAAGTGGTACGACAAGGCGCGCGGAGCGGTGAGTGAACTGACCGCCAATGATCCGGCGCGGTCGCGGTCGCTCGCGCAGGAACTGGCGCTGACATCGCCGCAGGCAACGCCCGAGACCAATCTCGGCTTTGCGCTCAACATGCACAACGCCTCCGAGATGGGCACGCCGCTCGACATCGTGCGCAACTCACGCACCGCGCAGACCTACAATGCGGCGCGCGCGGCTGGCACCGACATCCCGCTCGGACAGAAAACCGGACCTTACGCCGTCAACATCGACCCGACCGTGCCGTACTCGACGGTCGGCACCAACGACATCTGGCACGCGCGCTCGATGGGTTACCCAGAGTCGACGATCAAGGGCGGTCTGAAAGCACAGCAGCACGCCTTCATGGATGCCGAGACAGTGCTGGCGGTCGACCGTGCCAACAAGGCGCAATTCGGTGGACGCGCAGACTGGACATCGCCGGAGGTGCAGGCCGGGACGTGGGTCGGCCAGCGTGCGCAGCAGCGCGCCGCAGAAGGTATGCCGCTCGGTGAAGCGCTTGCGGAGGGCGCGAAGGGTTATCCCGAGGCGCTGCAGAAATACACCGCCTATGGTCCAACTGACCCGGTGCCGGGTGTCGGCACTGGGCATCGTCCCGACATCGTTGCGGGCACACCTGCAGCGGCAGCGTATGGCGCTGACCCGCGCTCGACATTCTCGCCACAGGGTTACGACGTCTACCATCAGGCGACCGGCGCATATCAGCGCCCGACAATCCCGACCACCGGCATCTACGAAAGCCCCGGCGGGCCGCTGGAAGTTTCTCCCGGTGAGGCTGCGCGCACGATGGTCGGTATGGCTGGCAAGAGCGGCGAGCGCACATGGGACCCGGCATCGCTGCAGATGCTGCGCTCGGCTGAAGCAGCGAAGGCCTACGTCAACGCACAGAACATGGCGGCGGCGGTGATGTCGGTGCCGACGAACAAAGCTGGCCGTCTCGGCAGCGTCGAGTTCTCGACAGGTGGCAAACAATTCACGCCGGAGCAGGTAAACGCGATTCGTGAACTCGGTGCGCGCAATCAACTTCCCGACGTCGCGCATCTCGGCGACCGCGCCATCATGACCAACTGGATGGAGCAACCGGGCGCGACCTCGAAAAATATCGGGCCGCTCGGCGAGGCACTGTCGGGAATTGTCCCCGGCGCAGAGGCGCGCCGCACCGAGGTGCTGTCGGCTTATACGCCGGAGATGGATTTTGCTGAGGCGTGGCGAAAGGGCGAAGGCTCCGGCGCAGTCACCGGCCAGTTGCGCTCATTGTTGACACCGCAGGTCATCGCCAAGCTGGATGCATCGCCGCAGATCAGGAACGACGTTATCGGTCGGCTGCAGCGCGACATCGAGGGCGCGAAGGGCGGTGCGCAGGTGCGCGCCGATCTGCAGAACGCGCGCAGCATCATCGCCGAGCAAGGCTTTGCAGGATTGTTCAAGGCGCTCGACAAAGGCAAGGTCGCGCTGCCCGCAATCCTACCGCTGCTCACTCCGTATCTGCAGCAACAGGAGCGCCCTAATGGCACCTAAATATCCCCCACAATCGCAGGCCTATTCGCGCAGACCGCATCACTCGTCGCCTGAGCCGGGCGACGTGCAAACGCCATTTCCGAAGCCACCGGAACAGAACGTGCAGCGGAA